AACAGTCTTGGTTTCATTAGAACCTCCAATGCTTACATTAATCAAGTCATCGCCCTGTAACCGGGCATCTACCTTGTGAATACCGCCTAGTCTATTAATAGCGTAAACACCCCGCTTGCTTCCTTCACCAGCAACTATTAGGTTCGCAATGTCCCAGTCCTCGCTATCAACACTATCAATACTCTCCCACTGCTTGTTCAGGAAGTTGTAGATAAGTATAGCGTTATTGCGAAGAGCTACTGAATCTTCAATCTTGTCTTGTGGTATTCCCGCCAGTAAGGCACTCGCTTTAGTCATGAACTCGCCAGGAACTGGATTTTCGGTTCTGTTGTCCTTGAACTTATTAACAGGCACAGCAATGAAGTAACGATTATCGAAGTAAACGGCTACGGCCTGGCTACTCTGATCCTTGTTAATTCTTTTGATTGTCTCGTTAATAGGTTCGCTCAAAGGTGTCTCCGTTCCACGGAGGTTGTACTCATCAAAGAACTGAGTACTGTAAACACCGTTGTCGGATAGGAATATAACTTGACTGCCGACCTGCTCAATACTGTTACGAGCTACGCAACCAACCTCATCGGTCAGTAGTTTAGTACTAGCCGCTTGCAAGGACGTAGTGTTAGATATTAGGTGAATGCTGTTACGATTGAACACCATTAGGTTGTCCTCGGAGAAGGAGTGCAACCCTACAGTAAAGTCCGCTTCACCTGCGTTGAATCTATACTGAGCGTAGATTTGGTCATAGGTATCGGAATCCAGAATATCTGAAGAAATGACTTCATCAATGATTCCCCTAGAGGTATATGAGTTCACGCTTGCATTAACCGAGAACTGAAACGGCATGACCAACCTGCGCTGATGATACACGGCAAATTCTGGGGCAGGCATGTGAGTAAACCCAAGACCTACGGATACTCGTTTTGAAAATTCTGGTACTGTCCCAGTATGAGCAGCAACATCAGGAGAATTCACAAAGAATTTAAATTCGTTTGCATCAACAACAGTTGATACAACAAAGGCATCTCCAACTGTTAATCCGCTGTTATTTGCTTCTAATAAGATTATTGTATCTCCTACAGATAACCCATGCGTACCAGCACCTAAATCTACAGTTGCTACATTATTAGTTATAGAAAAGCCGCTAGCTGGAGTTACTATGGCCACGGGCTGTGTATAGGCTCCGCTTGCTACCTTAGAAAATGCAGATGTAGCCGTGCCAGTTCCTGAAACTCCAACCGTAGCCGCAGTAAACGTACTTCCTACAGCGTAGGTAAGTCCGCTAGTTCCAGCAACGGTATTCCAGTTAGCCTGATTGTTATTGCCTAGACTAGTAATTGTATAGGTTTTCCCAACCTCAAAGCTACCAGAGGTTATTGTGCTAAAGGAACCATCCCACTCCAGGGCCACTTGACCCTTGCGGAAAATAAACACCTTGTTAAATGCTTGAAGCATTGATGACGCAGGCGGCACAGTTTCGCCCGATGCGTAAGCAATCTCAACGGTAGCGTCCGTCGCTAGGTTCTTAGCCACAACCTTGAGGTTGGAGGCAATAAGAACGTACTGACTTGCGTTTTCATTGGGGTCGCTGAAATCAGTACTCGCATAGACTTCGGTAACTGCACCTTGGTCAAGGAGCATATTGAACCCAATGACAGCCTGCGTTGTATTAGTGCCTAGGTTAAAATTAGCAGTTCCATTTCCAGTTCCTGTACCCGTAGCAGTAAAAGTAACGCCTATAGTATTTCCCGAAGCACCAATAGCAGTAAAGTCCGTACTGCCTACAGTCACAATAGTATAAGTTCTTCCGACTAAAAAATTGCCCCCTGTTACTACTAGGTCTTCGGGCAAAGCAATAGCACCAGTGTAAATTTCGTCGCTACCTGTTAGGGCGTATTTTAATGTCTTAGTGCCTGTATTATCAGTCACGGAAACTAAAGTTTTTAATCCGTTAGGATCAACTGTAAAAGATGAGCCATTGGGGCTTAGTCCTTCTACGGTCACAACATCGGTTGCTACAAATGTATGTCCCGCTGCTACAGCAGGGTCATCAATAATAATATTAACCTGATTATCAGTACCAAAAAGTTTAGCTGACTCAATAGTCGTAGGGAGCATCGCCGTGACTCCATCGCCAATTACTGGATCACTTCCTAGTTGTGCTGTAGTAGGCAGTCTAAGTACATCTCCACCTACGGCAAACGGGGCCTCAATGACCTCTATACCCTTGCGGACCTGTGCTTCACCGTTGCGATCAAAGCGGACGTTCTGGGCATCAGCCAGTATCCCGCCCTGTAGCTGATCAGGTCTAAGCCGATTGTTGAACCCAACAAAGCCTACATCCCCGTCGTTGAGGATGCGGTCATCTAGGTTAGCGTATGACCTGTATTCTTGCATTAATTATATTAGCATTTCCAAGCCTTGCGGCTCCAGTAGTTAGCGGATAGTTTATTAGTTTTGCCTTTGATGCCACCGCTGCGAGCGCAGTAGCTCGCCTTGCGCTTGGGCTGATTTTTTTTGATAGTCATGTTAGCATCGCCGAATCTTACAATCTTTTCGGTTCCTCCCTGGCAGGCCTTTACAACGAACTTCTTCCCGCCCTGGACTTCACGGCGTGGCACGTTGCACTTCATCTTTGACTTGTCTGGCATTATGTTGTTCTTACTTTTGCTTTAGGTGTATTAGCTACGACTGTTTTTCCTTTGGCTCCTGCTGCTTTCTTTTTGCGAGCAGTTGATGCTCGCTCTGTTTTCGTAAGGCTAAGAGCCTTTCTTTTAGGCAGGCAACGGTCAGGGTTTTTCTTATCCTTCGACGTTCCGCAAGGTCCCTTGATAGATCCATCAGTGCCTATCCTTACCCAGTTCTGTTTTCTCCATTGTGCTAGCTGCGACATTACTTTCTTTTACGTTTAGCACTTTTAGATTTCTTAGCATAATTAGGGTCCTTGCAGTACTTAGATGCAGCCATATTAGCATAGGCGGACGGATAGGTATCAAACGTACGTCTAGCCCAGGCTTTACCTGCTGGGCATATCTTACCTCCGCTTTTTGCTTTTTTGGCCACTAATAAGAACGTCTACCTTTACCTTTACCCATGCCGCTTTTTTCGCCGCAAGATCCTTTACCTGATTTACCTACTGGTTTTCTTTGTGTGTTCATAATTATTAATCTTTTCTTTTATTGTGGAAATCAAACAGGACTTTGACTTTTTCCGTAAGAGCTTCGATGTTGTAGTGCATACGAGCCAGCACAACAATGAGCGTAATGACACCGATTGACACTGGCCACAGGGATGCGATGATTTGCAGTATTTCATTCATTTAATGGTTGAGGAGCCGAAGTAGAATCCAACAATAGCTAAAACTGTTTGACGAACCTCAGGTAGGATCAGGTATCCATTGAGGGTCTGATACTTAATTCCCTTGAATAAACCAAAGAAGTGAGATGTCTCCTGCCCTACCGTAACTCCCTCAGGGCTGTGAGCCAACAAAAAGGGGGCTACAACGACCGCAAACAGGACAGTGCATACTATGACCCTCCTGACCCACTCGCCGCCCCTTGTAGCGGCTTTCTGGTGGCTTTCGTCGGCGGCTGCTTGCTTCTTGAGCATAGCGTCTACAGTGCCTTGCTGATTAGCGACAAGTTGTCCAATCAGTTTAAAGATAAAACCAGAGGCTCCGCCTCCGATCATAGCTATGAGTTCAGGTGTCATTTCTTTCTGAGTTCCCTAATTACCTTAATTGCGGATCCTGACATATACAGAAAGGTTGAGATACCTATGCAGAAGCCAAGCACTTCATTGACTGGAGTTAGTTCAATGGTAGCTATAAAGCCTCCTGTTCCGATTGTTGATTTAAATATAATATCTTCCATAGTGCTTAGTCCTCGTCAGGTAGGGGTGTATAGTGATTAACGGTTGATGCCTTCTCGGAATCATCGAGGTCGTAGTCCGTTACGTCCAATGCCCACATATAGTCAGAGGTTTCTTTGGGATAGGTACGCCAGCGTGTTCCTACACCCTGTACCCAGTAGCTATATCCAATCTCCTTGCCTTCTTCGTCGGCTCGTTCAATGGCGGCTTCTTTGCTTGCATATATTAAGTAAGGCATTATACGAGAGTTATATTATAGTGATTAGCAATGTTAGCTTCAATAGCTGTGCGGTTGGCTGACTGGTCGGTGTTGTAGATAAGTGCTTCACGGATGCGTCCGTTAAATAAAGTGCCACTTGATGCTCTTAATTTACCAATAATAATCCTATCTAGTTCCCCTGATGTAAAGTCATCACCGTAGTCACTAGTGCTTTCAACTAGAGTTCCACCCAAGGCTCCTGACTTTGTTGAGGTTTGTCCCGTTGTTAAAGCGAAGGTCAATCTAGTTGAACCACTGACAGATGCGCTTGCTGGAACGGAAGTTGTGTTTCTAGCATTAACGATTGATGTTGAGTTGCCTTCAATTATTCCAAAATTCGTAATGCTTGATGCACTTGAAACTAGTGACACGCAACCTCCACCACCACTGTCGTGAACGGATGCTGTAATCATCGAAACAGTAGCACCCATTCCTGACACGGAATTAGCCTGTAAGAACTGCGACCCATCAAGGTCAATTCCATTATCAGCAACTAAAGAACCAGAACTAACAATCTTGGGTTGTTCAGCATCCGTGTCATTTATAGCGTGATTGTCGTTGCCCGACTGGTCATACCAAGTATCTACAAATCCGTCATTACCAGAACCAACAAAAGCAACTAATACTCCAGAGTCTATTTCAGAAACAGTAAAATCTTGTTCGGCATCATCACTTGATCGGCGGACACGTACGGCTCTAGGATCACCGGCAGTAAGACTACGGAGGCTGTATGCCGCCACAAGAGGAGCTATCGAACTGATAGTCTCGCCTACTGAGTTCAGCCGACGCTGGCGACCCAGGGCTGAATCAAGGCTAACGTGCATACTAGACCTTGTGTAGTTGTACTAAGCCACCGCTAATGGTAACGCTAGTAAAGTTACCATATATAATTGTGCCTGCCCCTAGGGTTGTTAGGAGATCGGCAGAATTAGTAACATTAGTAGCTGTCAGACCTGAAAGAGTTGAATCCTTCAGAAACTGAATAGCACCAAAAGAACCAGCGGTTGCACCGTCAGCTGCATTGATAACTATGAAAGCTACGGTGCTGAACGCCAGTGAGTTATTTCTTGAACTTGCCAGAGCTATATTTTATCT